AGCCCGCACAATAACGGTCATAGCCTACTTTTAACGGTTTGATCTTGTAAACCTTTACAAGTTCAATAAACCAGTTAAACACGTCTTTGTAGTCCACCTGATGTTCTCCGGATATTTTCAAGAAGCCTTGCTGTTCAAAAATGTTGTACGGAACATTTTCTTCGTTGATCGCCACTTTGAAGCGTTCCCGCGGCATGAAGAATTTTGTAATAACATAGTTCTTCCCGTCCTTTTCGATAATGAGCGAAGCGGCCGTAAGGTCCGTCGTTCTGGAAAGGTCAATTCCTGCCACGCAATAGCACCCGCGGAAGTCTTCAAGGGTGAAGTGCTGTCCTGCTGCCCTTTCTACGTCCACATAGTCAAGCCATGCAATCGAAGAATTTTGTTTGATGTTACAAAACTTCGTCAAGAACTCCGCTTTTGCTGCAAGTGATTTCTTTGCAACGGCGATCTTGTCTTCGTAGTATTCCCACGATACGGAAACGCCCAAGTTCGGGTTTGACTTCTCTAATTCTTCGCGGGTGTCCCACTTCTCCACGTCGTCAATGATAAACAGGAACGGAAGAAGGCGTTTTTCCGTGTCGCCCTTTCCTCTGCCTTTCAGGAACGCCGTTGATCGCTTCATAAGTTCGTCGTAAATTCCGTCGTTCTCATAACCCGCCGTTGACGTTGACAAAATAAGCGGTTGTTTTCTGGCTCCCAGTGCCGACGCCATAACGTCGTATTGCTTCAATCCCTGATCGCCCGGCCATGCTTCCATTTCGTCGTTTAGTACAAAATGCGGGTTGAAACCGTCTGACTTTTTAGAGTTGAACGCGATCTTCTTTATGGTCGTGTTGAACTCCTGAATATAAATATCCGAACGGCGTTTCTTGCTAATCTCGGAAAGTTCTTCGTCCTGCTGCACAATCTGGTAAAATGCGTCGTATGCAAGATCGGCCTGCTCCAATTTCGGGGCCAGACAGTACAGTTTCGCGCCGTATTCTCCGTCTATATATGCCATGTATGCCATGATCGCGGCGGCGAATAGGGTTTTACCGTTCTTTCTTGCAACTACCAGAAAAACTTCCCTGAATTGCCGGTACCCGGTGTTTTTGTCCAGAATACCGAAGATCGCGGAAACGATCGCTTTCTGCCACAATTCCAACTTTAGAAGGTCGTTTCTGCCTTCTGAATGGTGACAGTAGTTTTCTATGAACTTGATCGCCTTGTTGGCCTTCTTTTGGTCGAAAACCCATTCCCCGTTCTTGATACCCTCAACCAGAATTTTATAGATCACTTTGATCCATTTACCGGCCCGAATACGCCCCGACGTGATCGCGTCGTGGTATTCAAAAATATAATTATGTACCTGCTTATTCATCACGAAGCGCCGCCAATTTTGAAACTTTTTTCTTCTCTTTTGGCGGTAAATATTCGATCAACTGGTTAATAATTTGGGTATATTGCCGCGCGTATTTTTCATAAATTGCCGTTGAAGGGTGGGCTTTTATGAATTTCTGCGAAGCGTTTTTCGTTTCGGTTGTCAGGCCTTCTTTTTTCAATTCTGTTTTGGCCTGCAGAAGTGCGACTTTCAGGAAGGCCGCTTCGTCAATCACTGAATTTACAAGGGTTCGCCGGTCCTCGTCTTCGATCCCCGCGAACATTTCAGAAAGTTTTGCTTTCTCTTTCTTTATCCTTCCTTCTGTCAGATAATTAGTTCTTTTTTGTGGTTTGTTTTTCGTTGTCGTCGTATTTTCTGGCATATTTTAACCCCCCTTCTATGTGCGCGCGACTTGCAGAGTTTTTTTGGCCTCACTCCCTCGGTTCTCTTTGGAAGGCCCGAAAAAGAAATACCGGGGGGTGGGGTTCGTGGAATGGAAAAATATTTTTTATTTGCTTTCGATCAAATTTCCTTTTGCGTCGAACGTGTAGCGCTTCGCCTTCGCCTTGTGCTGCCTGTTGTGGTGTTCATCACATAACAGTTCTAAGTTATCAAAGGACAGCGCCACCGCCGGATCGTTTATGTTCTCCGGCGTTAATTCTTTTTTGTGGTGAACAATTATTCCGGGGTTGATGTCTTCAACCCTTCGCGCTCCGGCCAGAACTTCGGCCATACAACGTTCACACCTGCCGCACTGGATCCGGTAATATGCGTCGCGTGTCTTTCTCCACTCCTTCGACGTATAGAAACCGTTTGTCCATTCTTTCGCCATTCGTTCACCTTCTTTCATTCTATCCAACGGCGCCGGCCTTTTCTGACCTACTTTCCGGGCGCCTGCTGCCTGCTGCCGCCTTCTGGTTCTATGATCTCCATGTGTACCGCTATCAGATAACAGAACTCCTTCCGGTATTCGTAGAACAACCGGCGACAACAATACGTTTCCCCTAACAGCTCCCAAGGTGTGTTATATAGCAGACTTGTGTATAGTTTGTCGATAATGTGGCGCCGGACCTCTGGATCTGTTCCTTCCAGTGGCAATTCCTTTTTTGCTGCCTTTATCGCTTCCGCTGCCTTTCTGTCGAAGTCTGTATGTTTGCCCGCCCTGCGCCTGCTCTGCCGCTTCTGGTCGCCGTGAACGATCGCTTTTACTATTTTCTTTGTATCTTCGTCTATCGTGTGCGCCAACCGTGGCGGCCCCCTTTCCCTGTGTGTTTATACTATCTCTGTGCCTTCAAGGTACTTCCAGAACTCCGCTTCTGTTTCCCCGTCCGAAGTTCTTCTTCCTGCCATAAGATAGCAACAATCATTCCCCCAGTACACGAACGGGGCTTCCGGACTTATTGCACACGGTCCGAACGGCTCCGTTTCTCCGTTTTCGTAGTCAATAGATTTCAGGTCGATCAGATCCAGAAACACTTCTGACACCGCGCAAACGTTCCGGCCTTCCTCTGCCTGTAAGATCCGGATCAATGTCTTCCCCTGCTGCTGCATGATGTTTGTTACTCTATAATCTATCGTGCAACGTTTGAAGGCTCCCGGAAGATTGAAGATCTCTTTCTGTTCAATTTCGTACTGGTTCCCGAAGTCCTTTTCTGCTTTGAGCACTTCCCCAACTGCCGGAAGTTCTCCGCATAACTCAATAACTGCCGCTTTAGCTTCTTTCGGGAACATTCCCGCTTTGAACCATAAAACCCACCAACCGGAAGAAAGGTAATAGCCTTCTTCCTCTTCGTCTGTTTCCGGCGTATGCCCCACCGTAAGGCCTGCACCTGTGTATGCTGATTTCAACATTCTTTTCAATACCGTTTTTTTGAAGAACATTATTTCTTCCCCCTCTCTTTGTTCGCTTTGAAGAACCGGCACTTTTCACACGGCGCCCAGTCCACGGCCACGCCTTCGCAATATCCGCACATTTTGAAAGCGTGTTCACAATTCACCAGATCAAACCCTTCCCCGCGGGCCAGATAATGCCGGATCACTTCGCGGGCCTGTTCTGCTCCGTATGCCACCGCCGTTTTGTAGCCCTTCTCCCGAAGAAGCGCCATAAACTCTTCTTGTGCTTTTGTAGTCTTCCCTTTCCCGAATTTCATTTCGATATACAGACCATGGAAGCCACGGCGCGGAACCGGTAAAGACAGATCCGGAACGCCTGCTTTCATTCCTGCTGCTTTCAATACCGGCCCATTTGTCCGGATCCCTTCGTTCGGTATGTGGTGAAGAAGTCGTAATTCTGGAACATATTCTTCGTTTGCTCTGGCCCAGTTTATAAGGCCGATCTGTTCCGTTGTCTCGGAACGTTTCATGTTTGCAAGGTTCATTTTTCTTTTCTCCCTTCGTTTCAATTCCGCACCATGCGGGCGTATATGTAAAAGGCCGCCGTAACTCCGTTATATTTCACTTCGGCGTCAAGGAATTTATAACCCGGATAGGCCTTTTCCATTTCGGCTTTTAATGTTTCGTAATCGTGGGCCATGCGCTCAACGGTCCTTTTTTTGAACTTTGAATAACTTCTGGTAGGTTCTTTCGGTTTTACAAGGTTCTTTGAACCTCTCCATTTTCTCTTCCCCTTCCTGTTGTTCATCATGTATGTAGCAACGCCCGAAAGAAGAAAGTCTTTGTCTGGCTTTATGCGGCGGGTGTTGGATCTTTCCCCTTTTGTCCACAATCCTTCTAATTCGTCTCGGTTTATCCCCTGTCCCGTCATGATAATGTGGACGTGTGGGTGTTCTGCTCCGTCTACCACTGGAATAATTAAATACTTGACATTCTCCCGGCCTGCCTTTTTCTGTCTGTAATTTATTTTGCGAATAAAGTTCGCTATATCTCGATCGGCCGCTGCTTCGTCTTCCGGAATGTGTTCTTTGTCCCATGTGAACGTACACCATAGATCGTTTTCGCCGAAATTTATATTTGCAAGGCGTATAAAATAGCGCCTTGAATTTTTGTCATTCAGATTTTTTTGTGAAGGTTTGCTTTCTCTGCCCTTCTTCGTGTGCGGAACGTCCGCTTTGTGACAGAATGACGGGTAGATCTGCGCTTCCAGTAATTCCGATCCGCTTTGAAGGTTCTTCGCCTTCGTGGTGGTGGTTCTGTAAAGGCTTTCCACTTTCCCTTCTTTCAGTAGCCGTTCCAGTTCCCATTCTTTTAATTTCTCCTGCTGCTCTTTCCACTGTTCTTCATAGTCCGGAACCTGCAGCGGGTGTTCCTTCTCAAAATTCTTTCTTGCTTTTTTCTGTATGTCGCGATCCAGTTCCACCGGGAACGCTTCTTCATAGTCGTAATTATCGAATGTCTTTCTTTTCATGTTCCCCCGCCTTTCCCTTCTCTCCTTCCTCTACGGATCCAGATCTTAAAATATAAAAATATACTTCGTCGATTTGCTAATACCCATTACAAGGACGGTAAAGGAAAATACTTTATATATAAGAAGAAAGTCTGTTCGACTGCTGCCGTTTTCTTCCTGCTGCTGAATTGCCCGGCCGCTTCTATTTTTGCGTCCGGGCTTTCATTTAATAGAACATTTGTTCTTTATTTTGTTGCTGCCTTTCGTGGCTTTTCTTCGTGCTTCACTGTCAGGCCTGTTTCGCCGTCGTTAATATGTACCGCTTCCGGAAGAAGAACAACTTCCTTCGTTTCTTTGGAATACATCATTTCAAAACACGGCGCCGTCTTGTTTCCTTCTGGCGCGAAGTATGCTTCGATCCGGATCTCAAAATCTCCCGGAAGGTCTTCTGTGATTTCCCTAAATTGTGCAAGCGTAACCATGGTCTTTTTCTCCTTCTTCATTATTCAGTAATCTTTCTATTTCCGGCGGTAATTCTCCGAAGATCCGGCGGCACTCTGCAAGGGCTTTGTAAAGTTCGGCGTTTTCCTGTGTCGCTTCGTCAAGTTTCCTTCTATAATCGCGGCCCGCGTCTCGCGTCTGTTCCAGTAATTCTTCCAGTGCTTCTTTTTCCGCGTTCAGGTTGTCCGTTGTCTCGAAAAAGGCTTCTTTATACTCTTTCAGTTCCTTTTCTGCTGCTGCCGCCCTTCCTTCTGCTGTTGTGCGGTCGTAATCTTCCGCGCTCACGGTTTCAACTAAATATATAAGATAGCCGCCGCTTATCTGCCCCGTTGTTTCCATCTGTAAAACAACCTTTCCAATGTTCTTTACATTGTCCGTTCCCACTACTGCATAAATGCGGCTTTTCTCATGTGTTTTTACCATTGACTTTCCCCTCCTTTCTGATATAATGATTTTAGGTTAGATTTCCAAAAAACGGACTTGAAAAGGCCCCCGCCTTTCAAGCCCGTTTTTTTGTTACTCATTTTCAAGTCTTTCACGTTCCCCCGCGCTGATATAATGAAGAACCCGTAAGATCTGGCCGCGCTGCTCTCTTGTGATTTCTCCGACTGCTGCCGCCTGATCCGCGGTTCCTGCATAATATCCGGTGTGATATTCCAATTCCTGCAGCGTCCCGCAATTTGTCAGGGTGAATACTGCCAGAAGAATTTCGCTTGTTTTCTTTCTCTGTCTTCTGGCCTTGCTGTTTCTTCTTGCGATCCTGATCGCTCTTTCAATTCTTTTCCACATGGTTAGATCTCCTTTTCTCAAATTCTGCCTTGTCGATCGGGTTTGCGTATGGGTTGAAACCGAACATTCCGGCCGCGTGTCTGTACGGAACCGGGTTCACTGCCTTGTCGTCTATGTAAATGTCGGCGTTTATCTTCCTGCAGTCGTTCTTGTATAGGTCGATCAGTTCCGGAAGGTTCGCGTTTACTGTGTCGAATGTCAGGCCGCGGGCCTTGCACCACTCCACCGCTTCTTCCAGAAGGTCGCCTTCTCTGTTGGTCCATAAGATCAGGCGGGCGCCTGCTGCCTGCTGTTCTTTCAGGTGTTCGATCAGGATCTCGTTTTCCTCTCCGATCTCCGGCCACGCCTGCTTGCAAAGTGTCCCGTCAAAATCTACGGCTATTACCTGATTTCCTTTAAGGTCCATTAACTCGCCTTCCTTTCCTGCTGCCGTTCTGCCATTAAAGACAGGTTAAGCGGCTTCATGTTTCGGATCGCGTCGTTTAGCTGTGTTTCATTTGTGATCCCCATTTCTGCCAGTGCTGCTTCGATCGCTTTTCTCTGGTTCATAATTCGCCCCGCCTTTCTGCTTCTGATAAGCATTGATCCACGGCCCGAAGGTCTATACTGCTAATAATGCCTTTCCGGGCCATGGCTGCGGTTTGTATCGCTTCCACGGCCAGATCAAGGGCTGTTTTGTAAATGCCTGTCAATTCTTCGTGTAACGCTTCCGGATCGTGGTTTTCTTTCACTCCGATCCAGAAATTATTCATTAAAATATCAAGGTTCCCCGCTTCTTCCTTTGCTTCCTCTGCTTCTTCCAGAATTACCGCGAAGGCTTCATGTGTGGAATTGAAAAGCGGGAACTTCTGGTTTGCTGCTTCCAGTTCCTTGTCGATAAGTCCGTAAAGGTCACGTTTTACAACGTCGCTCATGGTTAGATCTCCTTTCTGTCTCTTAAACAATGCCGTGATAGTTATTTTCGGCACAAATACGGTTGAAGTCGTCCAGAAGGCCGTCACGGTACCGGCTTACTTCTAAGGCCTGATAGCCTGCGTCGTAAAGGCTGTTTTTTATCGCCTGCCATTTTGCGCCTATGTATGTTTCCAGATAATCATTAAAATAAACCGTGTTCGGCTCGAATACGGTAAGGCCCGTTTTTGGATCTGTGGCCCTGCGTCTACGCTTCTTCTTTGCCGGTTCCTCTGCTGCCGGCGTGTTCTGTCTCTTCATGCTCTTTTTCCTTTCCGAAAATAACCACCATAGACGGGAACGGCGCCGCGTCCTTGCAGCCGCCGAATTTCAGACGGCCTTTAATGAAGCGAATTTCCGCTTTGTGGTATATGTAATCGTGAAAAAACCTTGTGTCAGTGCGCGCCGGAATAAGTGCAACGACAGTCGTTCCGGGCTTCTTCGCTTCTTCGTAGCACTTCCGGATCCATTCGCCCGTTGATGTTCGGCCGTATGGTGGATTGCAGAAGACGCGACGCCCCCCCAATCCTTCAAAAGTCCGTTTTCCTCTTTTGTGAAATATTCCTTACACTTCGCGTTTTCTGCGTCTGCGCAAGGATCCAGATCGAAGTGAAATTCTTCGTCCAGTTTGTCGAAAAAGTCCTGTGGTGTCGCCCAGTCTTCCTTTGTGCTACTGAATAGGGCTTTGCTTAATTGTGCCATGGTTAGATCTCCCTTCATTGTTACCACTGGCCTTCTAATGCTGCGCATTTCCCGGCCAGAAAATAGTTATAATCTTTGCAATGCTCCGGGCCTTTACATTCCTTCTTCTTTCCTTCGTAAAATTCCCGGCATAGTTCGCAAAATTCACATTCGCTTTCTTTTTTCATTTTCTCGTTTTTATCCACTCCGCTATGTTCATGATTGTTAAAACTACAAAGGCAACTATCGCGGTCGCGGTTGCGAATAGTAGGCCGGCCAACGTGGCCCAACCAATAAGGCTTTTCACGCTCTCACCTTCTTAAATACAAATTTTGTAATACAGTTTCATTTCCAGATCCGAAAACTTATAGTCCGGCGCCTGTTCCGGTTCGATCGGGGCCATAAGTCCGCGCGCCTTCCAGTCTTTCGCCCGGATCTCCGGATCTATTCTGAAAGATACCATTTCCGCTTCCAGA